CTATTAATTTACCTATGTTCTATTTATAAAAACTATTCACCAACCTTTGGATTGATAGTTACTTTTTCTTTTTTGCCGCTAATCTTCTTAGCATCATCGTTTTCAGAAGGCTCTTCTTTTTTGCTTTCCTTCTTCATTGCTTTTTTGATTGCTTTGCGACGATTGTGCAAATACTTATCTGACTTATCTACGTCACCGTCGTTGTCGATATCAGCATCTGCTTTACCTACAGGGTCAAGCGCTTCGTTGCGTTGTGCTGCATAGTAAGCACCTTTTGCCATACGAATACGCTCTTCTTTTGTCTTACCGTCAAAGCGCTTATCATCAGAGTGTACAAAGTCGCTTATCCATCTGTCGATAGAATCAGATGGGCTCAACTTTTCTGCTAACGTTTCTTCTCCCATCATTTGCTTGAGAGTTTGTGTCACTAACTTCTTAGCAGCAAGCTTGTTTCCACCAGTCAGTTTCTTAGCAACAGCAGCAATAGCTTGATCAACGTTTTGCGTAGGACCCATAATTGCTTCAACTTTCTTCATAACTGCTTTATCAGCATTAGATGCAATTTTAGATTCTTCGATTTCCTTTCCTGAGATACGGTCACGGAAATACTTCTTCATTTCTGTGTCTGGAACACGCTTGACCATTTGAATATAGTCAGGCTTCTTGAGCAATCGTCTAAGAGTATTTTTTACTCCACCGACGCTATCACCCTGAACAAATGTTGTTGGCATACCTTCGATTTCAACTTTGTACATTGATTCTTCTTCTAACGGTTCCCAACCTTCACTCATGTATTCTGAAGGCTTCATTTTGACATTATGTGTCAAACGAAGTTCTGATGCTGCAAACTGTGACAACCATCGAATCTTTGCTTTCGCCATTGTCATCAGTTCATCTTTACTAAGACTAGCAATAAACTTCTTTGCTTTCTTGTAAGCAGGTCCAGCAACATTTACTTTCTCGATGCTGCCATATGCTTTTCTCAGTTGAGCAATCTGTGAAGGCGTCATCTTAGATACTTCGACTTCTTTACCGCCTGTTTTGACCATTACTTCCATCAAATCGATTTCGTTGTCAAGTTCTACTGACTCCTTCATACCCTTGATGTGGTTAATAGCTGCTTTTCTTGCTTTGGTAAATGATTGAAAGGTTTCCCACTCTTTTTCGTCAATGTATACAACAACTGGAGAATTCATCTTCCCGCCTTTACTATAGTGACGGTGACTGTGATATTTACCATTCGCATCCTTATATTCATAAGCACCAAGAAACTTCATACCATCAGGAACTTTTGGTGCTTCATCAAGTTCGACCGACTCTTTCTGAATCTTCATAATGGCAGTTTTAACTTGTATGTCATTACGATACGGGCCCATAGCCCCATTCTTAGACTTGTTAATCAGATATCGATATCCATTCTTATCTTTGCGAATGATAATGTTACCTGCTTCAAGTTCTTTGCGAGTGAATGCTGTTTGATTCTCTTCAAGTTCTACTTCTTCTTGTCTGTTTTTCCAAGCAGTAGCCGACATCGAAGTGCCTTTGGGATAATCTTTAGTAGTCAACGCACGTTGTTTGCTCATCTTTTTCTGAGAGTCTTTAAACTTCTGAGCAGACATCGAGGTACCCTTGGGATAATCACTGGTTTTCAGTGCTGCTTCATCAAGATCTACTGATTCACCCATTACTTTCATGTTATCTAATTGTTTGTTAGAAATGGGTTTTTTAAGAGGTTGTACTTTGCCCTTGATACGGGATGCCATCATCTTTGCTTCACGTTCAGAACTGGTGCCACCTGCAATCTTCCCATCTTTATCACGAACAATGAATGAGTATTTCTCATCAAGTTCGAGTGACTCTTTTGCATACTTCTTCTTGGCTTCTTCCAACTCTTCCTCTTCGATATACTGTTCAACAAGTTCTTTTCTGAAAGACGAAAACTTCTTGCCTTCTACTGTATATGTCGCTTTTGAAATGTTTGATTTGTTCATCGTTACTCTCTTCCCAATGTGTTTAATCAACTCTATTACTTTGTCAATAGGGCTTCTTTCAATATAGTTAGACGATAGTTTTTTCGCAGCATCTTTGATTTGACCCTGCGTAACTTTCAATGCTTCATCAATATTGTCTGTCATAACCCCGGCCCAGTTCCTAAGTTTGCTACCAAGGCTGTCACAATCGCCAGCCCGATACCCAATAAAATCTTTGACATTAGGTCCATCCTTGCACCTAATGACGTTACTCTTTCATCAACATCATCAATAGACGCTGATAGACGATTGACCCTTTCATACGCTTCTGACCTGCGTGTCTCTAAATCCTGTATCTTACTCTCAACTCGTGCGAGTGTTACAGTCACTTCAGTAAGGCGGTCAATCTTCTCCTCAATACGAAGAAGTCGTTCTTCAGACATTGTTTACCTCTTAGTTATCTACTTTTGCGCTCGCACGCCATTGATAACACGACCAATATCTGGCTTTCCACTTGGGACCAGGATTGTCGCACCCGTGTCTCGCCCTGAAAGATTTTCTTCTTTCTGGGTCGTCTCTCTTGATTTCCATATTTGGGTCGCCAAAAGTCACTTTTACAACATTCCCTTTATCGTTCTTTACATAAACCCCAAACTTTTTCTTAGACCCAGAAGGCAGTCTAAAAGGGTTGTTCAGTTCTACTTTCTTACCCTGATATTCTGATTCTGTAATCTCAAGTTCTTCGTATATTGATTCGCAAGTACAGTCGATGGAATCGGCTCTATGTTCTTTGAATGATTTCATTTCTTCTCTCCAAACACTTCAGCGAACTCATCATCGACTCGCTCGTGAATCTTCTTAATGCGTTGTGTATTGACATCGTTCAAAGCATTCATAACTGAATCGACTGAATACTTCATCGTAACGATATCTGGATTCTGACCAGGCGTTGCTCTAGCATAGTAGATGCGAGAGTCGTCTGTGCCATACTCCAAAACTTTTTCCTGTAGGTCTGCGTCAGTATCTCCGTTAGCAAGGAAAGTATTTACTCGTGAAAATGCAACTTGCTGAGGAGTCTTGAACCGTTCATCTTCGTATGATTCCAAACCACGATTGTATACTTCTAGCACAATGTCAAACGGAACTTCATGACGGATTGCTTTGTTTCGAAGATTAGAATACTCTTCGTAGAATCCTTCAATGTCTTCTAACTCTTCTTTACCAAGGTCTAACATTGCTTCGATAATAGCAGACTCAGAGTATTCCTCATCATCATCGTCTTCTTCGTCTTCCTCTTCTTCGTAATATTCGAGGAAGTCTCGCACAGTAGAAATGTAGTCAGCAGCAAGAGTGATTTTAGACAGAACCCATTCATCAGGCTCTTCTTCCATAGAATCCATTAGTTCAATAATAGCAACAGCATCTTCTGCGATGTCGTACAGTTGCGCTTCTGCCATCTCTAAGCCGTCAGTGTCAGGCTCATCATAGTTCTCGATAAACAGATTATCAAACTCCAAATCCAATTCTTCTTTGCTCATTCCACGCTTTCTTTCGATTTCTTTTCTGCGGAATTGAGGAGTTAGCCTTGCAGCTAAGCGCCCGATGACCTTCTTCATCTTTTCAGCGCGACGGTCTACTGTAATTTTTTGTGCTGTGGATAGCTTAGAATACGATTTGCCACCCGCGAATCTCTTCTTGAGAACGTTTCGGGCACCTCGTTTGGCTCTTTTTGTGATACGTGCTTTATCAGCAAATCGACGCATCTGTAACGCTCGTTGTCTCTTAATACGAGCCTTACGACGGCGAAGTTGCATTCCACGCTTACGGCGTTGACGCAGATTTAATACTGCTTCGTTTTGATTTTCCATTGGAGTTTACCTTAGTCTTATCCATGTACAGGTTTGCCTTAGCCTTACTGCACTTCATTATGTTATTTATGATTATTTAACTTTTGACTCCCATCCCTTTCTTTAGATCGTCAAACAGTTTTTTAGCATTAGGGCGCGACATACTAGAGGGAACACCCTTAAGGAATGTATCAAAATCATTATTTGCGACATTCGCTCGCTGTTTGGATGCTGACATTCCCTCAACGCCTTCTGCGTCAGGATCTCTATCCCCAGCAGAAATAATATCTATCTCATCAAAGTCATAAAATCCGTGGCGGGCCTTTACGCCGTTGTACTTTTTCAACAGCGTTTCAAATTCAGATATTCTATCTTGACCAACAACCATAGTGACTTTCTTAAAGCCTTTGCTGTGTAGCGAGTTAGCAATATCAAAAACGTTTTTGACTTTTTTATCTAAGATAATACTCTTAGCGTGTTTTGGGAACATCTTTCGTGCATGTCCAATCTTTTGCTCATACGTAAGAGGATTTTTCTTAGCATCTTGCGAATGAGACAAGTATATATAGTATGGCTTATTTCCAGACTTTGAGGAAAGCACATCCATCAGTTTTCCGTGACCCACTGTGGGTGGATTCATCCTACCGAAAGTGAAGAATGCTTCTTTTTCTTTTTGTTCTTGTATGAAGCCTCTGAATGATTTCATTTGTCCCAACCTTTTACGACATCTGGTGAAAAATTATTGTATGAGAATTCCATTCGGTCAACGAGTTTGACAGCACCACCACTGAGTTTGTCGATAGCGACATAACCTTCTGCACCAGTTACTTTGTAGCCTTTATTTGTCTTTACGAACGTGTCAAGACTTTGTAACTCGTTGAGTTTGTTTATGAGTTTGAGTTTTGCGATGACCATCAACTTTTGTAATCTAAACATATCTACAAGATTGACTTTGTTTTTCAGAGAGAAAAACTTTAGCAAATCATCACGCTTCTGTCGTTGTGTTGCTTTGCCTGCAGCCGTCTTGCGTTTATCCGCTTCTTTACCGTACTTATCTTTGATCCAGCGAATCAACTTCTCGGCGTGTGCGACTTCATTCTTGATAATCTCACCACGTCTTACGTAAGTGTTGTTGAACGTCTCGATGTGTTGTGCGAGTTCTTGATTTGCTTCTAACTCACGCAAAGTAGAACCAGCAATAGACCTAAACAATGTACCAATCTCAGATAATGTTTCGTTAACACTATCCGTCTCGGCTTTCGTCATTGTCGCTTTAGTCACGTCTCGCAGGAATGCGTCTTGCGACCATACGTTTAGTGATTTCTTTAGAGACTTGACATCAACACCAAACGATGCTCGCATAGACTCAAATGTGTTGCCTGTGTATGTTGTATGCCATACGATACCGATCTTAGCCGCACGAATAGGAGCAGACTGTTCAAAAGGTACTGCATACACAATAGTATTAGGATGAAAGGTAACGTATTTTTTACCGTCAATGTTCTTAGTCTTTACATCACCCCGACCAAACAGAAAGTCGCCTTGAATTACGCCTTTGATTCCCAAAGCAGGTAAATACTTCAAAGCGTCTTTCAGTTTGGCTGCGAGGTCGCCAGACGTGTCTGCGTCGATCTCAGCGGGTGTCTTATAGACCTTGGGATTTTTATTGAAGATTCCTTTCTTAGCAACAAAGAACTGCCCGTCCCTTGGATCAGTCCCAGCAAAGATTGCTGGTGCTCCATCCCATTTGACTGATACGTTTCCTTCCTTCTTCCCTGATAACATATCTCGCATGTCACGCAGAGCAAAGATGGCTTGGCGAGTGCCATTGACACCACCATACAACACCTTATCCTCAAGGTGTGTCATATGTGTATTTTTTTGTTCGGCAATAAATTGCGTAAAACCTTTCATTTAGTATTATCCAATTTTGTAATACTATTTATAACTTATGCGAACTTAAATTTCGAATAATCTCTCTCTTGTAATGTTCTTGACCCAAAGTCGGATTTATCAAACAAAGGCGTATCATCCACCTGACCGCTGTCAGTTATATTCGCTTGTGCTGATTGCTCGACATCAAACAACTTCATTTTAGATTTATCAACTCCTATAATGAATCGCTTATTAGTATCAGGGCTGTTATATCTATTCTTCAACTGTTTGACCATAATTTGACCTAGGTCAGCAAGCTCTTCCGTAGATATCAAAGCAAACATAAAGTCAGCGGTTGCTGGAAGCCCAAACGACTCACTTGTATCTGTTAAGTCAACATCAGAACTAGCATAGCCACTACGAGTAGTCTGCGTAGCACTAACAATCGGTACATCATACTCAACTGCTAAGCCTCGCAATTCTTCTGCGATAGACTTGACGAGTGTATAAGAATTCACTGAAGCATTACCACGAATCCTAGATGAAGCACAGATATTCAAATAATCAATGTAAATGATGTCAGGCTTAAACTGTTTCTTCAACTTGATATCGTTCAGCAAATGCTTAAAGTGTGACACACTAGCAGATGCTGTTGGATATTCTTTAACAATCAACTTACCTTTAGTCTTGCGCTTAATCTTTTCTATCTTGTTCATATATTCGTCTTTAGATAGTTGCGTGAGATAATCCAAAGGCGTATTCATTAAGTTAGCATCAATCCTCTCGGCAATCCTTTCCTCACTCATCTCTAGCGTAATATATAGAACGTTTTTACCTATAGATAGATTCGCTGCAGCGCAATGACACATAAACAGAGACTTACCAACACCAGTTCCTGCTAGACATATGTTCAGCGTTTTGTTAGGTAATCCATTCTTAGTGATGCGATTCATATAGTCAAGGTCAAAAGGAATTCTAGATTCTACTCTATGATAGAACTCAAATCGGTCCTCGGCATCAACGATAAAGTCGTGCCCTACATGGCTGTCAAACGACACCGCAAGCGCATCAGAAAGAATATTAGGAATCGCTCCCTTATCAAGCTGTTTAGACTGACCGTCAAGAATCTGAATACTCTCCATAATCGCATTATAGACAGCCTTCTCTTGACAGAACTCTTCAGTACTTTCTACTAGCCATTCAGTGTCTTTATCTGACACATCATTAAATGACAACTCGTCGATGTAGTCCACCGCTTTATTGTAGTGGTCCTGATTGATATTCGCTACAGAATCAATCTCAATCTTTAGCGCATCAATCGTCGGAGAGTTATTATACTTGATTATGTAATCGAGTACATTCTTAAATAAGAGTTTTTCGATATTGTCTTGAAAGTATTCTTCCTTTAGAAATGGTAGCGTTTTCCTAACGAAATCATCGTCATAAAGTAAGTGTTTAAGTATTTTCTTTTCTAAGTTCATTATTGTATCTTTCCTCGGCTCTGTTTACACTTTCTGTTAGGATAGAGTTTAACACAGAACTTATAACATCTTCAAATCTTTTTTTGATATTTTCATCGGAAAGTATTTTGTCCTTATTTTCATCGAGGATTGTGTATTCAAAAGAAACTTTAAATGATTCTTCGCCATCTTCACCTAGATTGACTACACCATATGAATATTCGATACCGGAAAACTCTGTGTCAATCAACTTAATCTTTGCGAGTTCTCCATCTTTCTCATATCCGTTGTTGGGGTCAATGATTACGTAGTCTCTATTCTCCCGCAGTTTCATCGAGAATCTCCTCTTCGATTTCACCAGCACCGTACAAGAACTCACTCTTACACGCATCATCGATTAACGCCAACACATCTTCAGTGTAATACTTCTCAGGCTCTCGATTGATAACTGTACCAAACACTTTTGACCCGTCAGGCAACTCATATCGAGTAGATACTTTCTTGAAGATACCATACTTCTCTGCGATTTCAAGCAAGCCATAGTATCGGTCCAGCCCATGCTGATAAGTAATCTTCACTTCGACTTGTGCGTTCTCTTTAGTCAGACGAGACTTCTGCATCTTTGCTCTGACGATATTACCAATGACTTCTTTACCGTCTTTCTCTTTCTTCTTGGAAAGCATAACGATAGTTGATGCGGTGTACTTCAAGCCGGAGCCACCAGACATTTCTTTCATAGGAACATAGGAACCAACAACATCATAGACGTGGTTTGTTACCATAAGAGGAACACCAATCTTTGCAAGTCGTAGATTGAGTACACGGAAAGTCGCTTTGAGAATTGACGCTTTAGTCATATCCTTAGTCTCTTTTCCTTCCATCGTGTCTTCCATCTCTTTAGTGGATGACAACTGACCTAAAGAGTCAAGAATCATAATCATCGGTTCACGCTTACTTTCAGGTTGCGCAGAATAGTTCTCAATGATTTTCAGTGCAGTGTGACGAAACTTCTGAATAGTGTCGGGCTCTGAAATGACAACTCGTGACGTATCAATACCACGGTCTTCCATCATACCCTTTGTGACAGCCGCTTCAGTATCGAAGTAAATGACACCACCTGTAGGATTTGCATCTAGGAATTGCTTGACGATACCTAGAACAAAAAACGTTTTACCTGTTGCGGATTCACCGGCGAATGCGGTGACTTTATTATTGGGAACACCACCGTAGATACTACCAGACAACACAGCGTTGAGTGCGTAACTACCAGTATCGATGCATCCCGTATATTCAGCAGACGCATTACCATCGGCAAGGATTTTAGTATCCTCATCTTTGAGCGTCTCAACTAGATTATTAAAAAATTTACTCATACAAAACTCCTGTTCAAGTTGCGGTCATTATATCACAAAAGATAAAAAAAAGCAAGGGCTAAAGTTTCGAACATTTTACGATTTTATGTTCCTTCGACTTTGGATCGACAAAAATAAAAAAATCAGCATGCGATAATTTCTCTGTTTCAGTGACATTGTAACGTAAATTATGTGCAGTTTTTATTTGGAAGGTAAACTGATTACCTTTAGTATCAGTGAGGATGGCGTCTATTTTGTAAAGCATATCAATTTCAGATTTATGACCACTAACAAGATTTACATTGGAAACGTCAGGATACTGCCTTAAAATATCTACCGCAATATTTTCAGTCTTTTTACCTTTTTCAATACAGTCATCAACAATTTCCTTCATCTTTTTACAAACATCACTATTCGGGTCAAAAACGTCCGGATCATTTGTAACACACTGGTAAAGGTCTTTCATTTGATCGAGTGGATTTTTATGAGGAATATTATACCAAGAGAGCAATTCTTTCCCAAGTTTAACATTTGTAGTTACATAGCTGTAAAAGTAAATGTCTGAAGGTGAGATTTCGTCTAAGTGAAGAAAAAACCATTTGTATTTTTTTCCTATGGGACTATCTTGTAAAGCTTCCTTAAAAATCATCATCCAACTCATTAGACCAAAGGTCGTAAAACAGATTCTAAATCATTTTTTAGCTGACTAAGCGACATAAATTGACTATACCTGTATTTTTTTTCAAGAGATTCCTTAGAAATACATTTCATCACAAAGAAATCTTGCAAAGGAAAGTCGCCGTCTCTAAGTTTTCGGGCAGCAGGGTGGTCGTCTTTTTTCACAAGGAACTCCTTTCCTTTACCAAAAAAGTATTCTTGACAGAACCGACCTAAACGTAGATTAATATTTCCCTGTTCGCTGTCGCTATACATTATACAGAGAAGCTTCGGCTCTAAGGATGTAATAGGAAAATTTAACATCGGTTCGAAACCATAGATAAAAGTAAGGCCTTTTTGAGGAACTAAATGTTTTTTACCATAATAGTTAACTCTTTTAGAGGGGGCTTCAAAATCTTCTAGCGAAACCTTCAGGCCCTGAGAAGTTTGAATTAAAGCCTTTATATAATCAAAGATGCTGTAATTAGGTTCTGTTGTAAATCTGACCCATTTCAAACTTGGGAGCATTTCAAGTTTGATATCATTTGCGATATCTACCATGGCATATGGATTTATATTAGATAGGGGTAATACCGCTCTGCGAGATTGCAAATTCATAACATAATTCCTGTTCAAGTTGCGGTCATTATATCACAAAAGATAAAAAAAAGCAAGGGTTCGCCCTTGCTTTTTTTCGTTGGCTGTTAAGCGGCCAGTCGTTCTAGAATGTCTTGACACAAGTGATTGGGATAGTCACATCCATAATCTCTCATGAATTCATCCAGATCAAGACCAGACATTTTTTTGTTAATCTTAGCACTTATCACTATAAGATTATCATCTTTTGTCGTTCCTCCGTTTTTGAATGATATGATGTGACCACCTTCACACAAATCTAAAGAAATTTTTTCTCCGGAAATTGCGCACCTTCCACCCTGCTCGTTATACTTTCGAATAATCTGCTCTGTTGTAAAAAGTCTTGGGGAAGAGACTGCAAGACCTGGAATTTTTTCCATGCCCATCATTTCTTCAAGAGGTTTAAACTTCAAGACCATTTGTTTATTGATGTATTTTGTCATCAAATCAGTAAATTTCATTTTACCTTTTTTACTATCGGCCTCATATAATATTGGATCATCTGACTTAGAATTTAAAATCAACTCATTTAAGTTTTCAAAAAATGAATCTGAGAATTTTTTGGTGTCCACAATTCTAAAGTCTTTCAATTCCAGATAAACAATATATTGAAACAAGTATAACAGTCTTCCTTGACTGGTTAAAACAGCTTTACGCAACCTTCTATTTTTATCCTGCGCCTGATATATTTTTTTCACCTCATTCAATATTCTTACAACGTGTTTTGTCGTTGCATTGGCTTCTTCTGGCTCTTTTTGATACCGACTTGTAGTATCGTAGTCTCGGTCCAACTGTTGCTTATCCAGAGTAAAAATCAAAGAGTTTCGTTTTCTAATGCTTTTTACTATCGAGAACATTTTTGCAACAAGCTCTTCGCATTGTCTAGTTTTGTTTACGTTTAGAGTGTCAGTTAAAATTTCCCATATTGGGTGCTTTCGATAGCCGTTTTCAATGTCAAGCTCACATGGATTTACCAAACCACGAATTGCTGATGCCCAATAACCTTTAAGACCATTTCTCTTTTCTGCGTCACTTAAGGGGTTTCCGTTATTTAACTCAACAAACTTTTCGCATGCGTCAGAGTCTGACATATTTTTGTAAACAGTTATGGCAATTCTTATTTTTGAAAAATGTGCTAATTGTTCTTCAGTCAAGTCTTCATATTTCTTACCTGACAGGTGGAACCCTACCCCAACACCTCCGGATATCGGAACAAAAATACCATCCTCTATAGCAAATTTTTCGACCACATACTGGATGATACAATCAATCCTTTGCAGCCCATCGAGAACCTCATACGTCCCATCAGGAAGTTGGCGGACATGTATAGTGTTTATTCCACGTCCCTGCCAAAGAGATTTCAATATTTTTCTCATCCACGACTTCGTACCAACCACATTTCTCTGGTACCAAGGATTTTGACTGATCTTATCATCATGATAAAGATCTATAAGTTTAGATAAAGTCCAAGTCTCAATTACCCAAGGTTGATCAGAATTCAGCCAAGAACCAGATGTCATAGTTTTTGAGGTCATTACAAAGTCCGTTTTTCATCAATTCAAGTCACATAGTACATCAATGTATGAGGTTTGTCAAGCTAAAAAATGAAAAAGTGGTGGAAAATAATGGAAAACCTATGGAGATTTCAAATTATCTAAGGAAAATGGACCTTTAGTTTTTCCCTGTTCCTTCATAACTTTATTAAGTTCTTCTTTCTTCATAGGTACAGGGTCAATAGTTGTTGCGTCAATGTATTCGTCTGGAATCTTAGTATTAGTAGGCTGAGGAGGTCTAATCTGCATTAGAGAATAATTCCCAGCAATCAATAACAGTACCGCTAATGGGTCAAAGACAAATATGATTGTTATGATGACCCACGTAACAGCTTTTTCCAGAATCTCTTGATCCGTTTCGCCATAGACAAACGCTGCGATGTATTTGATTGGTCCGACTTCTGCTTCGACTTCTCTTCGTTCCGCTCGTATCGGCGCAAGTTCCTGGCGATAAGCAGTGACTTTATCCTGCGCTTTCTCGATTTGGTCGAGGAGACGTGATCGCTCTTCGGCTTGTTCGTTTCTTGCGTTGACACCTTTTGTCACAGCCCCTAGTTCAGTGTATCTATCAATTTGATCGTTTAGGGTGCTAATATCCAAACGGGCCTGAGATATAATCTCTTGCTCAATCGCAATGCGTTCTTCTATTAACACTATTCTATCACTAACATCACCGGATGTCAACCCCTGGTCGATGTGTGCTTTTGACAGGAACCCAAAGATTCCCAATGATGTTATCATAACAAGTATCGAAACAGCAAACACAAAATAGTATTTCAGCAACTTAGGTGCGTTATACCAGTTTCGATAAACCCAACTTGCAGCAACAAGTTTGGATACTTCTAGCACACTACCCATCACACCGATAGCAACAGGGCTTGCAGCAAAGATAGCAATCAACCCTGCGATGGAATAGTATGCCGCTACGAGAGATACCGACAATCCAGTCAGTATCATCATAAGTGCAGTCTTCATTTTAGCCTCTAGTCAACGTAACAATCTTACTGACTTGTTCTTCTAACTTTTCTTTTCTGTTAGGCCAATAGATATATTCTTTCTCTGGATTCTTCATAAGATTGACCAACAACGGCACAATCATCTTTTCAAGTTCTGTAAGTTTTGCTTGTGTTGATGCTAACAACTGAGATTCCTTAGTCGCATAGGATTCTTCTAGTTGCAACTTTTGTGTATCTAAACCAAATGTTGTTTGTTCGTAGATAGCAAGAACACTATCAATTTTCTGTTCCAATCGAGCAATCGCTTCGTTTGATGTTGATACAGTCTCACGAATAATTGTTGTCTCAAGTGTCTCACTATCCGTGACTTGAGTTACTTCGCCTTCATCGACTGCGCTGAAGCCAAAGTCTTCTTGTGTTCTTAAATCCAAATATTCTTGTGGTATTGGAGTTGTCATTTCTTGAAAAACCTCGCTAGTGATGCCACTGGTTCTGTTGTCCAGCCAAACGTATTGACGATAATGTTTAGCGGTTCTAAGTATGCTTTCTCAAATTGTAAATCGTAATCTATATATTTATCTAAATCAAATTGTTTAGGTAAGACAGACATAATCGCAAGCACATTTTCGTGCGTTGGATTAGGCACTTTCATATAGCAAAACTTGATTTTCTCTCCGTCTTTGATGGACTCATATTTCTTAGTCAGCCCATGCTTTTCCAGCAATGAGTTGTATATGATTGAACCTCTAACGTGTATCGGTGTTCCTTTGCCGTACATAGATACTGCGTTCTTATACTTCGTCAGTTCAGACACACCACGAGGAAATGCTACATCCTCGAAAGGGAGTTTCTTGAATTCTTTTCTGAAAGAATTGTTGAATGCGTGTAAATCGGATTCAGTTCCTGTCATCACAATCTGCAGCGCTTCCTTAATCTTATCTCGGCAAGACATCGGAGTTGATGACTTGACTGCTTCGATACCCATCATCTTCAGTTTAGGCTCAGCATATCGCACACCCTCACTGTCCCACACGTTGAGAATGTATCGCTTCTTCGCAGTCCAGATTCCAGTATCAGCAATGACTTCACGCTTCATAATCATCTTCTGGTCGTATGCGTTCATATAGTCAGCAAGTTCCTGGTACGACTTATCGATAAATCCTTGAAACTTTTCTTCACACACTTTGTCTAGGAAGTCGATTACTTTACTCTTATCGGGGATATTATCCTTATAGACTTTCTTGACTAGAGGACCAAAGTTCACATAGATAGAATCTGTATCACTCGCAATCACATAATCAATACCATCAGTGTCTAGTAGTTTGTTGAGATAGCCATTGACTTTGTTTTCAATCCAGCGAATAGATAGCTGACCTGACAATGTGATTGCTTCTGCTTGTCTCACATCGTAGAAGCGAAACCATTGATTCCCGATAGCGCCATACGCTGAGTTCAACTGAACTTTCTTTGCTAACTGTAGATTAGAATACTTGGAGATTTCATTCTCGCATTTCTGCTTCTCTTCTTTTGTTTTAGCAGCCTCTTTGTTCTTCTCCCACTCAAGCATCAACTTTTTGTACTTAGACCTATCGGTATACATCGTATCCATCATCTCAGGCAGGAATCCAAGTTTATCTTTTCGAAAGTAATGCCCGTTTGCAGCCATACAGGCTGATGACGAAGATTTGTATTCTCCTTTGAGCAACTCATCCACGGTAACGTAAGTGTGTTTACCTTCAATGAAAGTGTCAGGGGATACGTTATATTGCATAATCAAATGCGGATAGAGTGAGTTCAAGTCAAAGGAACATACCCATTCATACTTCCCAGGCACAGGTTCTTTGACGTAAGCACCTTCGTACTTGGTGTCTTTTCTGTTGCTCTTCTTTGGAGGAACAACAATACGCTTCTTGTATAAATGATTGTGAGAAAGCGTATCCCACATTCTAACTTGTGTAAACACGTCAGTAAGATTTACTTTAGCATCGTATGCTAGAGCGAGCACCATATCAATCAACTTCATCTTATCATCGATTCTATCCACTAACGCAACGTCTTTGATGTTATAGTCGATAAACGTTTGATAATCGTGCTTGTATAGTTGGTTTAGATTTTCATACTCACTGTAATCCAACTTACGCTCACCCAGTTCTACGAACGCAATATGGTCAAGTCTAAAACTTTCCTGTTGCGAATAGGTAAACTTCTTATACAGTTCAAGATAATCAAGTATAGAAATACCAACAAGGTCAAACGCAGTCTGTTGCTTGTTGTGAATAGTAGTTGTTCGCTCACTCACATATCCCCAAGGAGACAATCGCTCTGCAGACTTTTCGCTTAGCACTTTAGAGATTCTGTTGTAGAGATATGGAATATCAAAGAACTGTACGTTCCAGCCAGTAACGATATCAGGCGCTTTCTTCTCCCACAAATCTAGAAAGTTTAGGATAAGTTCTCGCTCATCGTAACACTTAATGTAGTCAACATCTTTGCGAGTGTTGTTGTAGTCACCACAGCCAAGAACGTAGTACCTGCTGCGCATCTTGAATGTGATAGCAGTGATAGGCTCATTAGCAAGTGAAGGTTCTGGAAATCCATTGTCTGACCCAACCTCGATGTCTATGTTTGCTATGCGCAGCAAAGAAGGGTCATAGTCAACACGTTCTGGATACTCCTCATTGATATATGCATACGCATAGTTTGTTGTGCCATAGTATTCAAAGTTAGGAACATCTTGATACCTGTCAACAAAACTAGCAGCATCTCGAAGACTATCCATCTCCTTGGGTTTTACGTTTTTACCATCCAGAGTTTTCCATCCAGTTTCCTGCTGAGACGGAAGAAAAAACGTTGGGCAATACGGAACTTTACGAGAGTATTTCTCTCCCTTAGAGTATCCGATTTCTAGAATGTTGTTGCCGCGTCGTGTAAAGTGTGTATAGAATCTTGTCATAGTACAATCTTTGATGTTGGAGTAATGATATTACCGAACATCTGATTATACTGCATTTCTATCTGATTGTCAACTTCAACCATATACACTACGTGCGAACGATTGATATCAACAACTTTTTGACGTGAAAAGAAAACTAGAGGTTGCAAACTTAGATTTGGTTTGCCGTCTTCACCAGCAACAACACCAATCAAGCAAGGATTCTCTAGCGTGTAGGATTCGGAGTTAGTTTCAAGTTTCTCAATAACATTACCTAGAATATCTTCACCGTTTACTAGATGAAGTAGTCTTACATTAGCCATAATATATCTCCTTAATGGTGTGGCGTTTTTGGAAGGAACGCCACAGAAAACCTTGCGTCTTTAGATTAAAGGCATATAGTTAGTAGACATTTGTGTTTCGACCATAAGTTCTGGATACATTAAAGGTCCAGCAAGGCCTAACAAACATGCGCATACAACTAATACCGCAAGAGAGTAGTTTCTGATTTTTGTAATCATGAAACCACCACTAATGCAATCATAAGAGGAGCAGCAAGCAGAGCGAGTGCTATGCTAAAAACTGCTTGTGTAGTTTCGCTTTGAATAACTTTCATTTCAGTGTCCTTAGTGAGATTTGATTTCTATCTTTCTCGGACGCTGTTCTTCGGGCAGTTCAACTTTCAAATGAATGACTAGTAAACCGTTGACGAATTCAGCTCCATCAACGACAACATGGTCAGCGAGTCTAAACGTTTCCACGAATTTTTTTGTAGTAATCCCTTTGTGAAGATATTGTCTCTTATCTTCTTCAGGGTTACCGCGAATAACTAGAACACCGGGCTTTGCCTCGATTTCTAAGTCTTTCTTTTTGTAACCACCTAACGCAAACTCCATGGCGTATTCCGTATCACTATATTTGATAATATTGTGACGAGGAAAACCCTTCTCATTTGCTCCAATAGAGGTTAGTCGTTCGATCTCATCCCATACGTGGTCGAAACCAATGAAACGAGAATGTGGAAATGAAAACACTTTAGTTCGTGTATTAACCATAATCGTCTCCTTATCTTTAAGCGAGATTGTTGTCTAACTACCGGACCTATTCCGCGTAGTCGTGGATATTTATAACACATTTTTTAAAAAATGTCAATTATTTTTAGAATTATTTTCCATCCAGTCTTCAGCAGTTGTGCCTTCAGTTTCGGTGGTTGCTTGACGATAGTAGAGAATCAGTTCTTTTTGCTGCATGACATAACGACGAACTTCTTGAAAGTTCTCTGCCATTTTCTCATATCCATCGGGGGTAAGTGCGAACACTACGAAGTTACCATCAAGAATCTTTTCGATCTCTTTGATTTTATCTTGTAGATTCTCTTCAGTGATAACAAAGAAGTTTACCTCTAGAAGGTCAATCGACTGAGGTAAAGGTGGTTGATAGATTCGTAGGGGAACCTTTTCTGTTACAGTTATAATCTGAGGCTCGGGTTTGACTTCAATTTCTTCAGAGCCCCACTCTAAGCGAGGCATCCATGAACATCCTGTTATAAAGATTGCTCCCAACGCAATCGTGACCGGTCTATACAATAACATATTTTCTTACTTCCAAAAGTTTCACACATCATTACCTGCTTTCCGCAAGGCGACTTATTTATCGTTGGTTGGTTTAACCTCTTCATTGCTTGACAACTCTGGAGTAGCAGGCTCAGAGTTATCAATATCCATAAGTTCTTGAGTGTCATTTTCTAAGTCCTTGAAGACTTTTGCAGTCTTCGCATTAGCACGAGTTTCTATCATCCCTGGCTTTGCTCGTGCGAGCCGTGTTAAGTTATGATCCTTGAAGATCTTCATAGCATTGTCTTTCTCTCGCTGTAACTCATTATTCCTTGCGGTGAGTGCAGACATTGCCGCTTCTGATTTCTTTGCATTTTCTTCTGCAGTCTTCAATGATGATTCTGCAGTGCGAACAGCAATCTCCATCTGAACTTGGTTTTCTTTTAGAGTTCGATTGTTCGCCTCGAGTTTACTCACTGCTGCTTCATACTTTGCAACTGTTGTTTGGTAGTGCATATATCCACCACCAATGGTACCGATAATCGCAAAAATCATAATCAATTTAAAATACATATTATTCTACTCGCTTTTTAGATCCTATGCTATACTTTGTTACTAAATCCCAATCACCTCGTTCAGAATAAGAAATGATCTTAATTTGAGACAGTGGGCACAAAGGTGCTTCCACTTTTGTTGAATCTACTATAGTAAGCAATCCCCATTCAGATAACAGTTTAGCAATAGAATTTCTTCTACCTTTATCGTTATCCTCAAAGTTAGTTGGCTTACCGTCAAGCGCAAAAAGTTCCTTAAAGTGAACTATATAATACTTGCCGCGCTTGTGTAAAATATGACAGGATTGAAATAGTTTCTTTTCTTTTCTAGACGCAACACCAATTCTAGTTAGTGTTTCTCTTACCTTTAGAAAATCATCCGCATTCTTTAGTTGGACCTCCAACAATGTATCTATACCGACTTCCATTACCTTTATAACTCCTCATGGGGCTCAATCGCCTTTTTCTGTTTTTATTCTTAAATCATTCAGTTGCTCTTTAGTAAGAACTTTTAGCGCCTCTTTAGCCTTTGATTTGTTGTATCCAAACAGTTCGGATATGAGCAGAAGATCGTCAGAAATCTCTTCCTTGTGCCACTTACTAAATCTTTTACGAGGACGTATACTATTTAGCAAAAAGAGAAATTGCGCTTTCTTCGGGAGTTGATGATACTGGTTCATTTCGTTCGCATAGAAGATAGAATCAGGAAAATACGATAATCCTCTATTCGTCAGAAATGGTTCATAGGATTTCTCTGCCAACGCATCGTTAGCAGAGTCTTCCATAAGGTTTTCTTTTGTTGAATTGATTGCGTTCAGATAATCAAATGGTTTCATTTTACAGTGATATGCTCATAATATTTTGTTTCAAGAAGTTCACGATTCTTTAGATGTTGATCTTCAATGTCATCTTTTGACTGCCCATAATACTCTACTGCGAGGTGTTTGTCAATCATTAATTGATTCACAGAACATTGTCGGTCAGTTTCGGGATCATACACAATGAATTCACCAAGGATACGACCGAACTTACCTGTCGCATCTTTGTGCGTCTTCAGTGTACCTTCTTTACCTAACATTGCTTTTAGGAATTCCTTAGCCGCAAGTCCAAATCGCTTTTCCGTTTTATCACGAGTACGGGACTCAGGAGTATCAATACCATACAACCTAACGCGCTGGTTACTGAGAATAACATCAAAACCAAGATCAATGTCAATGTCCACTGTATCGCCATCCACCACCTTTTTAATTTTGCACCTATACTCATACATATTATTTTCCTTGATTAAAATTTAAAATTGTTTGTATTCCGCTCAGATTCATATAGTAGTTTCCTCATGAACTACATAAACTTTCCATCGAGGATGCCTCTTAGAAAGGTTCTCAGCATACTTCATCAAGCGATTTTTCGACCTGCTACGTTTTTTAACAAAAGTGTTAAAACCATCTTTCACCACTATTTTGTATCTCATCATTTAAACTCCACTATATTATTTTCCTTGATTAAAATCTAATACAGTTTGTGTTCCACCTTTAGTTATCGCATCCCACTGTTCTGGTGTAATATCATCAATACTGTGATGCCCAGGTGCAGGCTGATTCATATAATCTGATAACACTTTAGGTCGTTGACTCTGTTCCTCATCGTGTATGTATAACTGTATCAAAGCATAGTGTAAAACTTTCAGCAGGTCTTTTCTATGATCTTCAGGCTTTCCTTTCTTTCCATATCTCTGTGCATACTTCAGCACATTACCGATACAGAAACCAGTTCCATGCCCGCCGTCAATAACAAACTCGGTAGCCTGAAACTTTTCCTTTGCATAATGTTGGTCATACGTTGAGTTTACATACTGATGAAACTCTTTGATGAGTTCCCCTTCATTGAACTTGTAGTTAGGTGTAATTTCACATGGTTTCATAATTAAATTCCTATTGCCATCTATAGAATTTATGCTGCCCTATTTGACCTACGGATTGCATACCTCTATCATTTACCCAATTGGGTGTTACATATGTCGCATGATAATGTGTTGACCCTTCAGTTATACCACGAAAACTCTGATTTGTCAAGGACCTTTCAGCCAACATTACTGCCTTCTCCCAAGCAAACTCGTCAAATGGGTCATCATCTAATCCATCACAATACCAACTAAACTGACAGGCGTGTCTGATAGGAACTACATTACCTTTCCAGTTCACTCTAGTCTTTGCTTGCTTGACTACATCACACACAGTATCAGGAAAGCGTCTGCTTTCGATACGATTCATTACTACATCAGCGACTGCAAGTTGCCCTGCATAGTTGTCTGATCTTGCTTCGTGATATATGTTAAGTGCTAAGCACTCGACATCATCTTTGTTGACTTCCTCTGCTTCTACTGTAAAGATTTCTTTTTCAAAGATACCAGGCTCTTCTGGTTGAACTTCTTCCACTTGTGGCTCTGGAATTGGTTCGTCACTTGCGATGATACTCTTTACGTAGACAGCAGCACCCACAACCATCACTATCCAAAACAGGATAGGACCGACGTACTTTGTTTTCACTTGAAAGCATCTTCCGGTTTGTGAAGTGTTCCTTTACGGTCAACAAAGAACACAGTTCCATCATCTCTTATCTCAATCGCTTTGCAACCAAGAAGGTCGATGATTTCATCTCCTACAGCACTGGCACCTTTATACTTACCCCAATGGTAAGCAAGTGCCATACATCCTAAAGTTAATAAAGTTTGATAGATGGGTTCCATCCGTTCTCTCCTTACTTGAATTGACAGTCTGCCATAACTTCCGTTAGGAATGATACAGTATTTATCTCTTGGTCAGCAACAAAAGCTGAGTTATACGAGTATCTCCCTAGATGGATAATCATTTGAGGAATAGATGTTGGCTCTAACACATCATCCATACCATCAAATAGCATTCGAAAAAGGCTTGTCGGGTCTTTGTCTAAGTTTTCCGCAACCCATCTTCTCATAGCAGGAAAGTTTTTATTCTTTAAGAATGTCACAAGTTCCTGTATATTAGTTCCATCAATGTTTGCTAGAATACCAGTATCAATCTTACCTGATGCGGAATATCTTTGCAACTCATTAAGCGTTCTTCTGAAGTCTGGAAAATATTTAAGAATGAATTTGACAAGCACTTTATCATCTGCTTCTACATTTTCTTTCTTAAGGATATCTTTCAGCCTTGCAAAAAACTTAGCGCCGAGGTCTTTATCGTGTTTGTCAATCTTAAAGTTGACAACCGAACATCGACTATGGATAGGGTCAATAATTCGATTCAGGAAATTACAAGTCATTATGAAACCACAGTTCTTAGAAAACTCTTCAATGAAATTCCTAAGAGCAGGCTGAGTAGATTGTGGATTGAGATAATCTGCCTCGTCAAGAATGACGTACTTGCGACCACCTTTCAGAGAGACTGTGGAAGCAAAGTTAAATATCTCGTTTCTCAGTGTATCAATGTTTCTATCCATCGAGCCATTGATGACGAGATATGAACAACCTAACTCATCTAGCATTGCTTTAGCAGCAGATGTTTTACCAACACCTGCTCTGCCAGCTAGTATCATATTAGGAATGTTCTTGCTTTTCACAAACTCAAGAAAAGTATCTTTGAGTTCCTTAGGCAGAATAAGTTCATCAACAGATTTAGGTCTGTACTTCTCCACCCACAACATATCTTCTAACATATCAAACTCCAAACATAACAAAGTAGCATCTTACCATAAAATAGTAAATGATGCAAGCCATACGCTGTTAAAATAACAGCCATCAAAATTTTGAAGCTTGGGCTCATTCCGAGTAGGTTGAGCCCGCTTCAGTAGCAATCCAGTATTGGAGCGTTTCATTAGCATTGACGAAGTATGAGATACCTTCAGTCGTGATAGAAACATCGTATGTGCCAGGAATAATCTTCAGGCTATCATAGCGAAAGATGCTCTGGAATTCTGCAGTAGTCTCACCAACATCAATCCAGAAAACATCAGAGTCTTCATTCTTCACGTCAATCGCTGCGATTGAAATCTTATTCCTATCACCTCGAATCACGATATTAGGAAGACCTAACACACCACCAAGCTTCATCACTTGAGACAGAGTGTCATTAGTGAGAGTAAACTTTACTTCGGCATCTTCAATATCTAACTCATCTTCGGGAGGAGACACAACCATAATCTCATCAGACAGACGATACAGAACACGCGCTCTTTCATCGTCAATCTCAAGAGACTTGTTATCGATATTGATTTTGATGTCAGGGCTGTTCATAATAGACAGAACAGACAACAAACGATTCAAATCATAAATCACAAAGGTCTCATCAAAAGAATCTTCAATTTTTGCTTGCGCTAAAATGTTTTGTTCTTTAGATACAGTGCGAATGACATTGCCTTTCTTGAAAACCATTCCGTGATTGATTTGGGAAAAGTTTTTCAACACAGACATTGTGCTTTCACTTAGTTTCATCATATTCACCTCTAGTCATAAAAAACATATTATATCACACAATAATAAAAAAAGCAAGAGAAGAGGGCGACATTGCGCCGCCCAGTCTCATTACTGAGCGGCAGCAGCAGGGTCAACCACTACAGTTTCAGCGGCGGGCTCGGCTTCTTGGGATTCCGCAGAAGCCTCTTCTGATTCACGAACCGAAAGAATAATCTGGTTAGAGAATGCATCCTTCGTCACAGAAAGCTGGTCAAGCTGGAATTGCAGGTTTTGGATCTTAGAATTAACATCCTGTACCTGAGCTACGAGATACTTCTGTTGATCAGTCAATTGATCTTCAGTGTACTCTTTACCATCGATAGTAATCATAATAACTCCTTAAGGTTTGTAGTAAACAAATATAGGTTCGTATTTATGAATAGAACCATTTATCACGCAACTATTTTTAAAAGTTGCTTGCTCGTCAGAAACTCTGTTTCCGCCAGGCATTTTCGCAAGAGCCATTTTCAAGAATCCTTTGTATTCCATCCCAAACTCTTCCAAAATTTCTCTGCTATCATCTTCTAGTGGTAACATATCTTTACCGAGTTTTATGTCAGCAATGTTCCACAAAAGATATCTGTCGCTCCTCAAATATTCCACAGCAGTTTTCAGTGTCTGTCTTAGAAATCCTTCCTTCCACACTTCATACGTATCAAACTTCTTGTAGGATTGTTCGTCATCTTCTGAATATGCTTCCTTAGAAAAATAAGGAGGCGACGTAAAAACTAAATCAAGATTTCCTTTATACTTTTTAAATCTTGTATCTTTATCTATAACTTCTGAACCCAATTGGTACACATCAAATGTATTAGACTTCTTAAACAGTGTTCCAGAGTTTTTAGTTTCATTATAGAATTTTGCTAAGTGTTCGTATTTAGTACTTTTTTCTCCATTTATGTATATAGTGTGGTCAGTGTTAGGGTCAGTTCCTATGTAATTAATTATACTTGGAGAACGAACTGCCATAGCGCCTAGTATTCTTCCACCCCATCCACTTGACGGGTCATAGATGTTTATGACATCTTGGTCCTTGATGTGCCTCGTATATTTCTCGTACAAATACTTAGCAGTCATTGGAGGAAAGTTTACAGCATATTGACACCAAGAGATTCTAAATGCTTTTAGTCCAATAGGAAACAACTTTTGTCTTTTTTTATAGATTCTAATCTGATAGATGAATCCTTCCTTATCTTCCTTCACATTAGCTTTACATGTTTCGGGAATATTATAACAGGAAAGTTCATCCTTTGTCAAGTGCAAAAACTCAGTTGTTCTTAAATCATCCTTGAAGCCTGTATACTCTGTGTCTTTCTTATGGTCAATCCAATAATCGTGTGTGTCATATACTCTTGCTTTATTCTCAAACCATTCTATAAAACTTTTAGCATCAGTGACTGTATGAGACTGACTTCCTATAGTAATAGTCTCACCAACTTTGATAGTTAAAGAATATGAATAAAAAGAGTCACGCTTGAAATGACGCCGAGCATACTTGAGAGTTTTTTCTAGTAAGTTATCATTTTTGAAATGGTCATAAATTGACAACCCATCATCATTAGCACTGTAGTTAATTCTAGTTTTCATCATAGTAGGAAACCACTGATTGGCAGCGTTTCCTAGATTCGATGAATTTTTTATTACATCAAGTTCTCCAGTAGTATCGTCTAATCTCTCAAACTCGTGAACTGGATATCCATACATTTTCTTAAATTGGTCTTTGATTTCTTCTTCATCGTATCCTACTCTTGGAGGAAATCCCAACTCATCCCATGCGTATACAACTGCTTTGCGCAGTTCGACAAACCACTCAACAAACTCATCGTCAGTCATCCACATAACTTCTTCAAAAGGTTTGTTGGTCCAATGGTTCATCAACCAATCGTTCTTTTCATAAAATACTTTTGTCATACTTGTTCTATTCCCACATTACTGTCAAGTAGAAACTGTTTACCTGACCCCACATTTGATTCATAATCATCTGCGTAATAGACTGCAGTGATTCCGCTCTGGTGTATTAATTTAGCACAGTTGATACACGGCATATGAGTCGTAAACATTACAGCATCCTTACACGATTCCGAACTCTGTGCTACTTTCGCTATAGCGTTTGTCTCTGCGTGTAAGACTTCATCCTTTGTAATCTTCTTGCAGTATACTTCGTAGTCAGAAGGATGCATCCAGTCTTCAATCGTTTCGGGGTCGTAGTACTCACACTCGTTATCCCAGCCGGATGGCATTCCATTGTAACCAATGGAAATGATGCGATTATCTTTTACAATAATCGCACCGACTTGCGCTCGTGTAGCATAGCTAAGTTCGGCAAATGTTTTTGCCGTATTCATATACGCTTCTTTGAATCTACTCTTCATCTAGATACTCGAAACATTCCTTAACTGCTTTAGTTTTTTCGTCTGTGTTATGGTAGTTGAAATAATCTTGTGGAACGTCATGCCACTTTTTTACCATCCATCCTACATACGCATAGTATCCTTTGCCATTAGTGTCGCACCAATCGTAGTTGAGTTCGCAATGAGTTTTATCATACCATACTTGCTCAGGCATAGTAGCAACGTCAGTCTCAACAAATCCAACTTGAAACTTGTTGATATCGAAGGGTTCATTCAGTTCCAAATCAACTTGCCAGAACTGACCTTTCTCTGCGCTATGAAACATAAGAACAGGAACAACATCTCCGTTCTCTAGTTCTTCGTCGCTAGGCTCTTCACTTCCAGCATAACACTCACGGCTATACACATGAGTAGCATCATTCAAACTAAAGATTTCAGGCTCACCAATATCTTCTCCGTCATCATCTACTCGCTGAACATAGACATCCGAATCACCATAGCAACTGTTGAAGTGTTCGAGGTCGTCTATCTCGTACCAACCACCTGGATTGTATCCTTCGATTGGCTCAGGTGAATCAGAGGTCTCCCAATCTACATCCCAATCACACAATACTTCGATCAAATCGCCGTCACCATCTTCTTCAACACGCTCTTTCCAATAGCGAACGAAGTCAGCATTGACTGTTCCAATAGCAACTTCACCGCCGTAACGCCCCGCTCTCACAACATATTTGTACATAATATACTCCTAACGAATATCGTATTGTATCACAAAAGTTTCTAAAAAGCAACATTCCAATATAAAATATTTTTTGGCTTATCGTGCGTCTCATAGTAATCAAGCATAGGCTGCCAACCCTTTGCGTCATATGTAGGTGCAGAAGGAAAGGGAGGTACCTCGTGTTTCTTGACTGGGCGGTCAAACTTGTATGGCGAGATATGATGGATTGCTCGACCAATCTCTCTTTCTTTCATAGAGTGCCCAACTTGAACTACATGGATTTCTGCTTCGGGAAACGCTAACTGAAGCCCTCTATTGAGAGTTCCTGACGACCCTACTGACCATATAGCATCAGGCACGATAGGAAGGTCTCTAGCAACTTTGATGATAGATGCTAGTACAGTTTCGTGTTCTAATCCAAGGGGGAGAACTCGGCGAGTGGATGGGCTCTCTTCTACATACTTACGTGCTTTTGATTGCGTCACATTGAGCATACCCATTTTGACCCAGTGATATTCTGCACCGAGTTCCAACCCCCTCCTTTGGTAGTCATGGAGTTTATCCATACTACGCTCTGCCATAAACAGTACGGCTTTCTTTCCGTACCTTTCGCACACGACCGGCAGACTAATCTGTGCATAACCTGTTGCGGGGCAAGACCCAAACACCCATTCTTTGACATCTCTGTTTTCTTCTGCGTGACCTATAAAGTAATCAATGAAACGAATCTTGCTACCATAACTTAGCAAATCGTCACGC